CAATAATATAGGGCTATTATGATTGCATGAATACCCATGAAACATATCAGGCATTAAGTTATAAATAAGAACCCATATATTAACTTCCCACATGATTGTTTTTTTCACTGTAATTAATTCAATGCACATTTTTTTCATTTCATTTGCAAAAATCATCAATGCCTCCATTTTTCCACCAAACACACCTCCTGCAAAATACCAAACCACCGTATTGTATAAATTTACATTTAATTTATAGTGCATGTTCCATATTGACGCAATTCGTATTTTGTCATAGGATTGGTTAGACACCCGCACAATTGCATCGTTAAATTGGTCTTTTGATAAATCCACACACACATGTGCAATTCCGAAATCAATCCATACAAATTGTTCAGTTTTAAAGTAATTTAATAAAATCGCCTCTTTTATCCATTCTGTTTTGTAACACATTGTAAATATGTAATCAAGTGTGTCTTTTTCCGGACATGTAGTGCTTAAATTATAATCTGTAATCAACGACATATATTGATATAAATAACTGTCCTCTTTTTTAATGGAAATTAAATGGGTGTATTCATTGATGCAGTCTGCAAATGTCTCAAAGACACATTCATCAATAAAGATAATTTTCGGCGCTTTTGTTTCCAACAATTGTTTGCCATATTCAATGTATTTTTCAAGGGTTCTGTCTCTCCTAGAATTAACATTTGCGACAAATGCTGAAACAATCGTGGTTGTCATAGTATTATATAAAAAGTGTCTCTTTATATAATCCGTAATCATCTGCAAATCTCTCTCTCTCTCTTTCTCCCTCTTGTTCCATTAAGAAGAAGGCAAAGAAGAAACACACAATTTTATCTCTCCTAAACTAGCAACATTGTATTTGACAACCAAAGGCAAGTCATTCTCTAAATAGACTTCAATCTGAGAACACAAGTTCGTACATTTGATAAAATATCCCAGGTTTTTCAGAGAGAATTCACCTTGAATCACCTTGGAAGCATCTTGTTTCAATACAAATCCCATGCTTCCATCCGACTCGGCACGATGAATCTCGGCAGACGCAAATTGCCCGGAACATTTAAAGATTAATTCATTGCCCACCGATTTTATTTCCAACTTATCCGAAATGCATGTCAAGTCACGAATGATTTTTTGGAAATCGGCAGAAGGTAAATTAATGATAGACGAGAATTTCACATTTGGATATTCCAACTCTTCTGGCTCGGGCTCAATCAATCGCAGCTTTTGGGTTTTGCATTGTTTAATTTCACCATTTTCAAATTTCAAAGCCAAATGAGAGACAATGCCTTCGGCGTAATCCGCGTTTTCAATATAAATAGTCAATGTGTCATCATTGTCTATTGAATTGATGAGTTTAAATAAATGAAACATGTTTACTCCAATGATAATTTTTTCTTTTTTGCATTCGTAAAATTCAAAATTCGGCGCGGCTAAAAACAAATGCGCCAAAATAGTGTGCGATTTGTCCATGTTTATGATGCGTATTCCATCTGGTTGAAAGGTAATGTTTGTCTCTAATAAGATGTCTTTTAATGCTGTCATTAATGTGCGAAATGGTGCTATTTGAACTGTTTTAATAGTTAGAACATTTCCTTCCGACGCGGTGTTTTTTAAGTTTGACATAATAAACAGTTATTTAAATCTTTATATATATTTTCTTTTATCAAAAACTAATCTATTTTGTTTTTCGATGCTTTGTTTTTCGATGCTTTGTTTTTCGATGCTTTGTTTTTCGATGCTTTGTTTTCCGATGTTTTGTTTTCCGATGTTTCTTTAATTTTCCACGAGCTATACCCATTGATGAATTTACCATACGGGACAAACTACCACCTCTACTACTTGGAGTTATGCTATACTTATATAACGTTTGTAATGTAATGTTAGCTTCATACCCTTTGCCAATTGAATTCCTATGTCTCTCATATGTGCGATTTGGGGTCATGCCTATACGTGTCCAAAACCCAACACTTGCATCAGTATCAATATATAAAAGTATTTGTGATGGTTCTATTCTAGGACATTCCTTGTAAATTTTATCTATAAGCAACTTAATCATTATTTTTGTCAATCCTAACCCATTATACTGCTCATCAACATTGATAGACATTTCGGGAACATTTCCTAAAAAATCACAACTGTTAACTATACCACCCGATGAACTATTTATTTTTATTTCAAAAGAAGCTATTATTTCCCTATTCTTATTGTCATCTGTAATATATACCTTTCTTGTATAAGTATCCACACTTGTGCTATAAATTAAAGGTTCATTGTGATTTATATAATGCATTGTTAAGTTGAATTGTTCCTCATTTTTATTTTTCATTATAAAGCTACCAACTACTATATCTGTTGCTCCTTCCATTATATATATAAATATTTTTTCTTCTTAATTAATTAAATAAAATAATAATACAAGGAAAATCCATACATATTAACCAACTAGCACTTATTAGAACAAATTATCTTATTATAAAAGACGATTATTTTGATTATTATAAAAAATGAAATGCTTTTTACCAAGTTTTTAGAAATCATTGAATTAAATGAATAACTCCTTTGAGAAACTAAATCCATATGTTGTTGGTTATTTGGAATCAGCGTATTCCAACTATGAAGAAGAATTGCCCGAAGACCGCATTTTAATTGATGAATATTGGAACGACCAATTCTTATTTGACACATTGACCAACACTGACGCATTTAGCGAGTATGTTTCGCCGAGTGAATTTTGGAAAGGAATTGATATTACACAGGTAATTCATTATATAAATTCGCATTATTCTAGCGAATATGGTGAGCATCATATTTTACAATGGAGAGACCTTACCTTGGATTATCTTCAATTGCAATACGCGGTCGTGTATTGTTCTAAAAACAACGAAGAGTTGAAACGGCGAATCATGGGCAAAGACGCGGACGATGGCGAGGACCATGGCGACGACAGTGACGAGGAAGAAGAGACGGACTGCGACGATGTAGATTAGATTGTGGCGATTGCGGCGATTGCGGCGATTGTGGCGATTGTGTGTGAGTTAGATTTAACTATTATTATTAAAGATTTAAATACTTTTTTTATTCCAATGTATGGAATTATTACACGAAAGTTGCGAAAAAACAATCAAAGAATTGTGCGAGAAATACAAGGAAAATCCATACATGTTGCAACGCATTCGCAATCACATTGTCAGTTATTTGCCAACAACATTAGAATGCGAATTAAAGAATCACGAAAAAAGAATGTTGCGCACAACTTATTTGTCAAATGAACAACAAACATTTATTCAAATATTTCTCAGCAAAAATCAATATTATTATTTGCCGAGTAGCAATCATTTTTATGAATACAATGGCACAAATTATCTTATTATAAAAGAAGACAATATTATTTATAATTTGCTTTCTAGCATTTCAAAGGATCGTGTATTGATGCAGTGGAAACATCGCACAAAATCACACGTTATTAAACAAATACGAGAACGCAATTTATTTAACTGTATTCCTGAATCAGACACAATACAACGCGTATTGAATTTATTGTATCCATCTATTTTTACAAATAAAAATCATGCGAAATATTTCTTGACTGTCCTCGGAGACAATATTTTGAAAAAAAACACGCATCTGATTTTTTTAATCAACCAAAAGACGAAAAAAATAGTAAATAAAATACATCACATTGCCTGTTCTAGCATTTCAAATATTAATGTCACTCACAATTTTATGTGCAAATATCACGAGAATCATTCTTATGAAAATTGCCGTTTATTGAAAATCAATGACTGCTTTTCGTTTGAATTGTGGGAAGAACATATTCATAAAATAGGCCTGAATTTATTATGTGTCGCGGCGCATTATTCAAATCGATATGAAAATTCAGACATTTATATTGAGAGTAAAATGGATGACGATGAATTCAAATCATATGTGTTGTATTTGAAAAAGAACACGCAAAAATCAATTATTTCCAAATTCTGTAAATTCTGTATCCAACCAGCTGAACCTGCAAATGTCATGAAAATTCAATGGAAGAATCTGCATTTTATTTGGAAACAATACTTGTCGGGGTTTTCATTTCCAAACATGATTTATTCAAATACATTAAAACTAATTCTAAGAGAGAAATATGAGTATGATGAAGCGACTGATACTTTTTTAAACATTACTAGCAAATATTTGCCGGTTGTCTGCGATTTCATTACTTTTTGGGAAAATCAAATGAATTGCAATACGATAAATACTGCAGAAGAATTGGAATTGGACGAGATTTCCATGCTTTTTAATTATTGGGTAAAACAAAACAATGCTTTTGCGAAAAATATGAATATAAGTGAAGATTATATTCAAAAAATAATCGTGCATTTTTTCCCCCATATTGAGATTTTAGAAGAGAAGTTTATTTTGAATATTAGTTGTCATTTGTGGAATAAAATGGAGGACATTCAAGGGTCTTTTGACTTTATCAAACAATCGTTTCAAGAGAAAAATACGACGCTCTTGTCAATGGATGATGCCTATAATTTTTATTGCCGATTTATGGATGAAAAGTCTAGCAAATTTATTGTTAGCAAACGGTATTTTGAAAAATATTTGTATTTTAAAATCTCGGATTTTATCGTGTATGACACGTTTATCAACAATCAATGGTTTCTCTCTCCTGTATGATTTGGGTTTCGAGTTTATTCTTAATCAATAAATTAAGAATAAACAAATAATATCTCGGTGTTATATAATGGGTGTAGATTGGAGTGATGATATTGCAAAAGAAATGATTTCTACACATATTAATTCAATGGACAGTTCTGGACTTGATAAAATTTCTAAAAAACTTGATAAGATAAGCACTACGCTTGATGACATTGCTGTTAAGATGGTTGGCTCTCCTGCGCGAGGCCTCGCACAAGGAGTTGTAACCGCCGGCATCAACACCCCTGCCGAACGCATGCATGATTCAAGTCAACGATATCCTAGGCAGAGTACAATAATAAATGAAGACGCAAATATACAAAAAAATGCTGCAACTGTACCACTATCCACAACAACATCAAAGACACAAGAACTAACCGTCTCACAAGGCAATAATGCAGTAAGTGCGGAGATTCCTGATGTCTTACCCATAGATGATGCAAAAACTTTTGAAGAGTTAAAAGACATATACCTTAAAAAGGATATTAAATTTTCAGATGATTATGGAGCAGTAAATATGATTTCTTTTTTGTGTGCGGTTTGGTCTAGGTTAGCGTACATGGACGAACATGATTATTTAGGTCATTATAGCAAGATATTTGGCGCTACAAACTCGGGTGTTATTCCCGTTGAAATGCTAACAGACATCAACACTAATGCAAACACTGGGAATAATTTATTCAATGATACAGTAATGTTTAAATTAGATGATACAACTGATAAAACAGAAAACAAATATGGATTAGACACCTATAATAGGGGAGATAATGATAATCAAAAACAATTTGGAAAAAAAGGATTACAATTCTCACCATTAGCTCAAAAAATAAATCAAATAAACGGTGAAGAACGTTATGGAGACATTCCATCAAGTGGTAGTTTTTTTGCTAAAAAGCCGAAAATATCAGAGGGTCTTAAAAAGAGTCTGACAAACTGCAATGTTACTTTGGGCAAAATAGAAGAAAACCCGAATGTTGTAATGATTAGTATAGCAACCTCTAATTACAGAAATATTTATATAACAGGCGATAAAAGAATGCCGAATATTGTTTTGGTGACATTTCGTGGAACATATAGTGTAAAATCTGCAGGATCGTACATGAAAACCAGCAGTGTTTATCCAGTGTTAAGTAATATTATTGATTTATTAACAATGGATGCAAGTGGTAATATTGCAGAGGATCATAAATATAATGAAGATCTACCTACAGATCACCCTCAATACAATAAATACAACAAATTCAATAAATACACAAGAACAAAAATAGAGGAAAGATGTTTGTTTGGGATTGATAAATTATTAATGGATGTTATTCATGATATAATACATGCAGTAAAATATGTCTCTGACGAAATTAAAAAAGGTAGATCCACTGCAGATGCATCCACTAAAGATACACAAACACGAGTCATTACAACAGGTCATTCACTCGGTGGCGGGTTATGCACATTGTTTGCATATTATTGCTCCACGCGTCGCATATTTGAAAAATATGGAGATGATTTTAACAAGGACATTGTCTGTATAAGTCTTGGTGGACCTCGAGTATTTGGTAAACAGACATCTAGGTTGTTTTGTTGGTTTACAAGAAACCAATATGATACTGCTGGGGCTAGGCAGTTGATTGAAACTGAAAGAAAAATTATGGGAGTAAACCTGCCAATAGTGATGACAAATGCGGATAGACGAATATTGTATTTAAGAATTACTTCATATTATGACCCAGTTCCAGGATTGCCTGTGATGTTTTTTAATCATCCATGTTCAAAGGTAGGATTGTTTGGAATGGGAAAATATATCACAGAAGAGGCAAGGAAAAATATAACGGTTGATTGTTTAGTCCAAATAAGTAATGGAGCGTCTACTCGATGTATTCCATCTACGACAAATGATTATTCGCGTCCTTTAAATTGTATAAATACAAAAAATAGAACCAATAAAGGAAAATCAATTGGTGCATTAGGATCTATTTTATCAAGACTTCCGTATCATTGTCATTATCTGGGAATTAACTATATCCGTGCAGTTTCATTAACGAGTCCGGTGTTGAATGAAATTACTAGATATGGTTATGGAAATGTATTAAATGGAGAAACTGTTTGCAGAATTTGCGTGTATCCGGCGATAACAAAGGATGGGAATGCTAATGAGAGCGCTGGATCTGTATCATTTTATAATTTAAGTAAAAATAGACAAATCAAAGAGGATGCTGATGATGCAGTGGAACTAGAACCTAATGGGTCTAATGATAAAAGTGCAAGTCTGATTGAAAACCAGCAGAACATGGAGGTTAAGAAAGCCGCTGAGGACGCTGAGGAGACAACAATTAAGGCTTTATTGACTGGTGCAAATGCAAATATGGTTTATGTAAATGCTGTATTAAGCAAGCCTTTATCGACTAGAGTAATTGGTCAGAATGAAGCTGAACAAAAAAATATACAAGTGAGAAATATACCAGATTTAAATGCTTTTATAAACTCTGATGAGTATAAAAAATTATATTCATCAAATGTTGCACCTCAGATAACACAGGATGATCTCAATAAGTATAAAGCTGAAATGGAATCCATTTATGCCAAATATAAGAAGAGTTATGATAAAATTCTTGAAGAAGGAAAAATTATTGAAAGACCTAGTCCAGTTTTACAAGAAGTAATTTTGTATAAAAAAACCAACTCTCCTGATCTAAAGCCAACAATTATAGAAATTGAACCTATATTTAAATCTATAACTCAAGCTATACAAGAACAGATAATGTTTTTAAAGAAAAAATATGATGAAATGAAAACAACAAAAAAAGATAAAGAAAACCCAAACGAATTGTCTTATTTTAAAGATTTAATATTTGATACATTAAAGGAAAAAGATAGAGATATCTTATTTAAAATAATAGGAATATCTTTTTTTTCAAAGGAAGAAAAAAATTCAGTAGAAGGAAAGGAAAAAATTAATAATTATTTGAAGGAAAAATATAAGAGAAATAAGGTTGAATATTCTAAACCATCTCCTAATCCAGAACTTGATGAATTTATGGCTGAGATAAAACAATATTTCCCAGATAAAAAAGAACAGGAAGCATTTTATACAGAAATAGAGGTCAAGCTCATCGGAAATACATTTAAATCCATCATTCCAACTTTTACACAGTATACTTATCCAGAAGACATATATGACACAAAAGAGTTTTTTTCACAATTAATAGAGAAACAATCATTTTTATATGATATTATAAAAGAAGCGCCTCCTATAGATTATAAAAAGATTAAAAGGATGGATTCGCGTAATCCTAATTCTTATTATTCTGAGGATGATAATATTATGATAATTCCAAAGATTCATACCACAAAAGAGATATTGTATCAAGGCGTAAAAGTATTTGAGAAAAAAGACGCTGCGTCTGGTCCTCCAGACAAGGCAGAAGCAGATACAGAAGATGCAAAAGATGCGGATGCAACAGATGCGGATGCAAAAGAAGCGACTGCAAAAGAAGCGGATGCAAAAGAAGCGACTGCAAAAGAAGCGACTGCAAAAGAAGCGACTGCAAAAGAAGCGACTGCAAAAGAAGCGACTGCAAAAGAAGCGACTGCAAAAGAAACAGAAGATGTAAAAGCAGAATCAAAAGAATTGACTCCAGAAAAAATAAATAAAAAAAGACTTGATAAACTTAAAAAGCAGAACGATTATGAGAATAAAGAAGCAGAAAAGGCGGCAACTATATACAATGAAAAATTTTTGGCAATATATGATGCTTCTGAAAACATAAGCGACAAATTTAAGGACAACTTGTGGTGGGATACAGTTAAAGATGAATATGACAAGTCTCGTGACTCAATTACCCCTAAATATGATATTGAACCTATAAAAAAACGGATACAAACCATAATAACGACTAGTTACAATACATTTGTTGAAAACATGACAATACTATCTACGGATTTACAAACAGCAATGACTGCATTTAACAGTGGTTCAGGTTCAAATTTTTCAGATTCAAATGTGAAAACACTTGTTTCATTTCTTACAAGGTTTAATGATAAAAAAGTTGATAAAAAAGTTGATAAAAAAGTTGATGAGAAAGATGTTCCCATTCAATACCTAAAAACTAATTTTTCTCGACCAATAATAGACCAAATACGTAATTCATTCACATCAAAAATACTTGCAAAAATATATGAAGAAAAATTTTTAACAATATATGAACATCCCCCCGAATCCCTTTATTCTAATATGGAACTGAATATTGTCACTGGTTTGGCAATTTATTTTGAAGACATTAGTCCTCGTCCTGATAGTGATAAAACAAAAAACTTAACAATGGAAATTATAAAGACAAGATACACTATATTTAAAAACGAGGTGGATAAACTAAATAAATTGGACCTGGACTCGTCAATTTTGAATACAAGCATTCAATTTCTTCGTGATAATAATTTTTCTTATAAATTGACAGAAAACTTAAGGGATAAGTATACCAAAATAATAGATGCACAACAATTAATACGTAGGAAAGAAGCAGAAGCAAAAGCAGCAGAAGCAGAAGCAAACAGAGTGGCAAACCAATCACCAACGGAGGCAGATAAAGAAGCAGAACAAATTTTAAAACAGTTTGGTGAAAAATTAACACAAGAAATTAATGATGAATATAATAAATCGACACATGGTGACGTGGGTATACTTATTCCCTCATTAAAGGAAAATTTAAATAAATTACTTACTCGTATGCAAACACTAAATATCACTGATAAAGATAATCAGGTGTCTCAAATAAGAACCTTCTATAAATCCTCGATTCATGACACATTACAAGAAAAAGAAACCGGTGAATATGGTAAAAACATTCAAAAAAAAAATGCATTTAATAGCATGTTTAATAAAATATGGGAAAGTGATGAACCAAATAAAACTTCTTCCACAGGCGGTCAATCTCGCAACCCCAAAAAACATCGCAGAACCATCAAACACAAACGTCAATCATTCCAATCACGTTCGTCCTCTAAATCTCGCACAAAAAAAAGAACATAAAGTAGTGATCAGCAAGAAAGAAGCAAGAAAAGAGAAAGAAGATGAATTTAAATTATTGTGTTAAATTCATCAATCATTATCATACACCGTTGCTGATTACATAGAAGCTCCTTAAGACGTGTAATCATGAGGAGTCAACTCGTGTCTAATTCCGCTTCCTCCATGCATTCTTCTTCGACCATGACTGCGTCCACGGCCACGAGTGCGTCTGCTATGACGGCTGCCACGATGATGTCCTGTGATTTTCACAAACCCGAATTTGCCCTTTTGTGTGCCGTAGCCATGTTTCAACAATCGCATTTCTTTTTTCGCAGTCGCGTGTTTTGCCTTGGAAACAATTCTCCCGGCATGGTTCTGCATCAAATCAGATTTGCACAATCCTCCGCTGGTTTTATACGCGGTGCCATGCCACACTTGAGCGCGAGTTCCAATCCATATTTCATAGACACTTCCAGCCACCTTGTATTTTCCTGATTCAGTTTTAGTAAATCGTGTCATTATAAAATTAATACAGATAATAAATTTATATTTCACTTAAAATTTATTCCTAATAGGAGAGAAACTGCCACCGGGTTGTCCTTCTATGCTTCCTAACGCATCTAAATGTGTCTCTTGTCCTAAATAACAATTGCCGAAATTGATGTTTCCTCCTAAACTTGTATTTATTATTTGAGAGATTCTCAAATTGGAAGAAATGTTTGGTCGTATGTTTTGCCCAGAAAGAAATCGCCGATATTGTCTTCGTAAACATCCGCAATAGAATTGTTTCTGGGTTATTAAATGTTTCAGAGATCCAGGAGTAATCTTAAATGCCATATAATAAAAAATGAAACAAAATAAAGGAATCAATGAAAATAACAAATATATCAATCACCATGGAATTGTCAAACAAATACCAACAGAAAACGGACAAGCAGCACATTCTAGACAACCCGGACACCTACATTGGTTCGGTGGAAAAGATTGATGCAAATATCTGGATATTAAATGAAGACAATACTAAAATCATTGAGAAAAATATTACCTACATTCCAGGTTTGTTTAAATTATTTGACGAAGGAATAGTAAACTGCCGCGACCATGTTATTCGCATGCAACAAGCGTGTTCTTCCAATACAGAGAATGCTGTGCCAGTCTCTTATATTGACGTGACCATTGTAGAAGCAGACGGGACGATTATTATGACAAATGACGGCAATGGTATTGATGTTGCAGAACATCCGGAATATAAAATTTGGATTCCAGAATTGATTTTCGGACATTTGAGAACTTCTACGAATTATGATAAAACCGAGAAAAAAATCGTCGGAGGTAAAAACGGATTTGGATTTAAATTGGCACTTATTTGGTCTACACATGGATCTATTGAAACAGTCGATCATGTCAGAGGATTAAAATACAAACAAGAATTCAACACCAATTTAAATGAGATTTGTCCACCGCAAATTACAAAATGTTCTGGCAAAAAACCGTATACTAGAATTTCGTTTCGTCCAGATTATGCTCGGTTTGGAATGCCAGAAGGATTGACTCCGGATATTATATCATTGTTGAAAAAACGCGTATATGATGTTGCCGCCGTAACAGACAAGGGATTAAAGGTGAAATACAATTCTCAATTGATTCCAGTAAAACATTTTGCGCAATACATTGACCTCTACATTGGATGCAAAGAAGACGTAAAACGTGTATATGAAGAGAATGGAGAACGATGGGAATACGCCGTTGCATTGTCATCTAGTCACGAGTTTGCACATGTTTCATTTGTCAATGGGATTCACACTTCGAAAGGAGGAAAACATGTCGAGTATATTTTAAATCAAATTACTCGCAAATTGGTGGAATACATTGAGAAAAAGCGCAAAGTAAAAGTGAATCCAAACAATATCAAAGAACAACTGATTCTCTTTTTAAGATGTGACATTGAAAATCCGGCGTTTGACAGTCAAACAAAAGATTATATGAATACGCCTTTTTCGAAATTCGGTTCTGCTTGCACGGTTTCCGATAAATTCATTGAAAAATTGGCGAAAATCGGTGTAATGGATGCGGCATGTGCTTTGACTGAAGTGAAAGAAAACAAGGCTGCGAAGAAAACGGATGGCACAAAGACGAAAAACATTCGCGGTATTCCGAAATTGATTGACGCGAATTGGGCTGGAACAGAACGATCGGCTGAATGTACCATCATCTTTTGCGAAGGGGATTCAGCGAAAGCCGGAATTGTATCAGGGCTTTCATCTGAAGATAGAAATCTCTTTGGAGTGTATCCGATGAAGGGAAAAATATTAAATGTGCGTGGTGAAAATATTAAAAAGGTGAGTGAAAACAAGGAGATTGCTGAAATTAAAAAAATACTTGGATTGGAAACTGGGCGTGAATACGTCGGCGTGGAAGATTTGCGATATGGTCGTGTTCTTATTATGACTGATGCGGATTTGGATGGACATCATATTAAAGGATTATGTATTAATTTATTTCACACACAATGGACAGCGTTGTTGCAGATTCCGGGATTTATTGGCTTCATGAACACGCCGATTTTAAAGGCGAACAAAGGAAATCAGTCACTCGTCTTTTACAATGAAGGCGAATACAATGAATGGAAAGCCGGATTGAATGCCACAGGTAGCACGAATAATTGGAAAATCAAATATTACAAAGGTCTTGGTACGAGCACAGGAAAAGAATTTCGCGAATATTTTCAACAAAAGAAGGTTGTTGGTTTTGAACATACTGGAAAAGAAAGCGACGACACGATTGATTTAATATTTAATAAAAAACGTGCATCTGATAGAAAAGACTGGTTGGAAAAATACAATCGCGACAGTTATTTAAATACCGCCAATACAAGTGTTTCATACGAAGAATTTATTAATAAAGAGTTTATCCATTTCTCCAAATATGATTGCGATAGAAGCATTCCAAATTTAATGGACGGATTGAAAATTAGTTTGCGAAAAATATTATATTCTGCCTTTAAAAAGAATTTGACCACGGAAATCAAAGTCGCGCAATTTAGTGGTTATGTTTCTGAGCATTCTGGGTATCATCATGGCGAAGCCAGTTTGAATGCTGCGATTATTGGAATGGCCCAGAATTTCATTGGCTCAAACAATATTAATTTATTGCTGCCAAATGGTCAGTTTGGAACACGAAGAACTGGACAAGATCACGCATCTGAAAGATATATTTACACACAATTAAATAAAATAACCCGCTTTCTATTTCCAAAAGAGGATGATGCAGTGCTAACCTATTTGGACGACGATGGTCTCATTGTAGAGCCAATCTTTTATGCACCAATTGTCCCGATGATTTTGGTTAATGGATCAAAGGGAATCGGGACAGGATTTAGCACTGACATTATGTGTTATAATCCGATTGATATTATTGATTATTTAAAAGGGAAATTGGAGATGGAGGTTGCTCTGGATTTGGAGATTGATATGCAAGTGACATGTGAACTTGAAGGGTTAACGCCGGTGATGCAATCCATGTCAATTTCAATGCCTAAAAGCATAGAATTTCTGCCTTATTATGAAGGATTTCAAGGAACAATAGATAAAATTGCGACAGGTAAATTCATGTTTAAAGGAAAATACGCGAAAATTGCGACAGACAAAATTCATGTTACGGAATTGCCCGTCGGGTTTTGGACAGAAGATTTTAAAGAGCACTTGGAATCATTGACAGACTCGGTTGATAAAACAGGCAAAAAAATAGTGCCTGTTGTAAAAGATTACAATGACATGAGCAAAGACACCAACATTGATTTTACGATTACCCTTTCAAAAGGTAAACTAGAAGAATTAGAAACAATACAATGCGACCATGGGTGCAATGGGGTTGAAAAAATATTCAAATTATATTCTACAAGCACCACGTCAAATATGCATTTGTTTGATGCACACGACACATTGCAAAAATACGACACGGTTGAAGAGATTATAGATGATTATTTTGAAACGCGATTGACATTGTATAAAAAACGAAAGGACTATATGATTGCTGCGTTGGAACAAGAATTGATTGTTTTGAAAAATAAGACAAACTACATTCGCGAGAATTTGGAAGATACGATTGATTTGCGAAAAAAGAAAAAGGAAGAGGTCGTCATGATGTTGACAAACAAGGGATATGCGGTTGTAGATGGAGATGCAGAATATAAATATTTGACGAAAATGCCGATGGATAGTGTTACAGAAGAGAATGCAGATAAATTGTTTCGCGAATATTCTATAAAATGCGTGGAACTTGAAAACGTGAAAAGTAAAACAATCATGGTAATGTGGGGCGATGAATTGGATGTATTGCGCCAAGAATATATGAATTACAAGACAGAGCGAAGTCATGTTGACGTTGTTAGTGGCGGCGGGACAAAACAAGGCGGAACTCAAGAAAAAACCAAGACGAAAAAGACCAAAACTCTAAAACCCACATCCAACTCCAAATCCGTTAAATAATAAATATGTATAATATATGCTTGTTTTAGGTGAGTCAAGAATTAGAGAGTTAAATGGACCGGCTTCATTTACTTCATTGGAATTAAAGTCTCGATATGAAGGAATACTTCCGACAAAATACATGATATTTTTAGGAGATGAACATAGTTATGACAATTTTACAAAATGTGAACGAGCGGGTTGTGTTGAAGCCAAATTGGAATTTATTGACATGTTGAATGATTTTGGAAAACGTGAGAACAACATTGACATACAATTTTTTTCCGAGGATTTTAAAGTGACGAACCAAAAATTATCACAGCAGGCCATTAAGCATAACGAGACGACAAAGGAATTAATTATGAGTGATATAAATTACCCTTCCGGTGTAAACACAAATAAGAAATTAATGGGGCAATTAAAAAGCAGAGGCATGTCAAACCGGTCAGACATGTTAGATTTTAATAACATATATGTGAATTGTTTTGCAAGAAATAGTGGTCGTTGTAGTCATAATAATATTGAATGGCATTATGCCGATGTAAGAAAAAGACCTACACAGTTAAAAAAATTGTCGTCTGATAATTTTGAAATTTATTGTGACATGACTTCTAAATTTACTTTAATAATTGAATATATAAATCAATCTGAATTGCAAAAAAAAATTGATGTTTTGTCCGTTGAGGATTATTCCGATTACGACAAACCAGACCACACAGTAATGACCTATATTAATGACATTGACCAAAAGCACTTTTTGATTTATTTAGATTTTTTACGAATAATGTTTAATGATAGAGCCGAGTTTGTTCGGCGAGCATTAACTTCATATACATTAAATAAACAATATGGTAAATTAACTGAGCGATTGATGGAGATATTTACAGAGGATTCCTTTGTTGAATTATTAGAATATAACATTGCATTTTTAAATGAAGGCATGGGTCTAGACTTTGATGCTTTGTTAGAAAAAATAAATGTATTGATTGAACTATTGCAGAGAATACATGGCATTATGACATCAAAAACACGTGATGCGGAAAAAACAGAGGCCATTCGAACTGTTCTAAGAGAAAGACCATTAGTATTTACTAAAGCCGAGCAACACTATATAGAACATTATTACTTTAATTGTGGTCATATATTTATGGATATTTACTTTATTTTTCGTAGTAATAAATACCGGAAAAATAACCTATTAACAATGTCTTATTTTGGGTCAAATCATGCAAAATATATTAGTCATTATTTTGTAAATATTGTAAAAACCCATTCATATGATTATAATGTAACTAATACCAGAAAAAGGGTTCGTTTTACCAAAGAGATTAATTTGAATGAAATCATGGGACTTGTGCCTCGGAAATCTCCATTGATAAAGATGCGTCGTAGCTCGGTAACGCGTAGGTCGTCATCACCTCGTAGAACGTCAAGACGTAGAACTGCATCACCTAAAGCATCACCTAAAGCATCACCTAAAGCATCACCTAAAGCATCACCTAAAGCATCACCTAAAGCATCACATAAAGCATCACATAAAGCATCACCTAAAGCATCATCACATCATAGTAGGTCGGCATCACCTCGTAGGTCGACCACACGTAGGTCAACATCAACTCGTAGGTCGGCATCGCAAAAGGCAGAACGAAAAGCATCGTCACCTCATAAGTCGGAATATTTGCAAGAAAACTCGCCAAGTAATAATGGCAAGGGAAAAGGCAATAGAAAAAGAAGGAGAATGATAGTCAAAAGAGAGAACTGAAATAATAAATAATTAAGACTAAAAAAAGAAGATTATGTAAAGGTAAAACTAAAAAAAGAGAGTTGAAATATAAAAACATTACTGCAACAATTGATGCGGATTGCATAAGGCATAATCTTACATATTTACAAGATAAAACAGGCACTGAAATAATGCCAGTAATAAAGGCAAATGCATATGGTCATGGAATGTTACAAATATCAAAAATATTAAGAGGTGCAGGAATAAAAATGATTGGTGTTGCAACCTTGGGCGAAGCCATTTTTTTAAGAGAAAATGGAGATACTGGTATTATTGTTGCATGGTTATATGACATTCGTTCTCCAGAAGTGAAAACAGCAATACACAAAAACATTGATATTTCTATCATAGATGAGAATCATATACCTACTTTATTGTCATTGATTCCAAAAAATCACAACTTCGTGTTCATTTGTTTGTAGACACTGGGATTAATCGCGCAGCAGTTCCATATTCAAAAGCGATACATGTTGCCAAAATCATAAAACAGCATCCTCAATTTAATTTAGTTGGATTGATGAGCCATTTTATTCAATCTGAACTAAAAAATGACAAGGAAACTCTGGAACAATTGCGCAAGTTTAGAGAATTAAGAAATAATCTAGAAAACAACCATAATATTAGATTCCCTTATGTTCATATTGCAAATTCTGGAGGTTGTCTAAATTATAATGTCTCTGATTTTACATTGACTCGTCCAGGTTCGGCAATTTATGGAATACATCCTAGCGGAAAATACACTTCAGAACTAAAACCAGCCATGAGACTAACTAGCATAATTATTCAACTTAAACACATTAGCAAAGGAGACGGTGTTGGTTATGATGGGAAATATATTACTCGTAAAAATTGTTCCTATTGGATATGCCGATATTTTGCCTAGGTCTTCATCTGGCAAATTATATGTTTATATAAATGGCAGTCGTAGAAAAGTATTAGGAAATATAAGTATGGACCAAACAGTAGTACAAGGAAAAGCACGCGATAAAATTCATGATGAAGTTCTTTTTTTTGGAAATCCTGAAAAGGGAGACAAGATGTGGCAAACATGTCAAACACCATCACATATGAGGTGTTTGTTAGAACAAATTACCGTGTAAACATTAAATATATAAATGTATAGGTCGGCATGTCAGTTTAGAACCACGGTTTCAATTCCAATTCACGGTCGCTGTTATTTGCCATTACTGGATGACTAATTGGTACGGCCAATGTGCTGACATCATATAAATATTTAACATAACCTTGTGCTTCGGAATAGACTTGTGCAATGCAATAATTTAAAATCATTTGATTCAGTTCTCTCACTTGTTCAGAAACATCGCCTACTTTATTTGCAGAATATTGTAGATAAATGCTTCTCATTATAATTTTAAGAGAATCACAATCTTGTTCTCCTACTAAATATTGATTGTTTGATTTTTGAAATACGCCATGGCGAATGCCATTTTGTATTATTTGAATGTTTTCTTTTGAAAAAAATACGTTGGATAACACTGTTTGTGTCCAAAGTCCATGAGTGGGATCTCTAAATGTAGAACATTGATTTGCTGGTATTTTGTCATACATTGTAAACAAAGTGCCTGTATTGGGAGTTTTTAAATCTACCCGACCATTATAATTCATTATATAATTGAAACAGAAAAATATATTTCAATTATATGGATATTGGAAGTTTTCAAAAATATGTTTTAATTGTTGCGTTGGTTATTTTAATTGTGGCATTATTGTTTATTGGGATTACCATTAAAGAGGCAAAGAAAGAACAGTGGCCTCCTGTTATTGGAGATTGTCCTGATTATTGGATTGACCTTTCAGGAAATGGTGAAAAGTGTGTAAATGTGAAAGATTTAGGAAGTTGTAAAGGCACAACACCTGGACATTATACCATGGATTTTACAACTCCTACATTTACCGGCAGCAATGCATTGTGTTCTAAATACACCTGGGCAACAAAATGTGGCGTTTCTTGGGATGGAATCACTTATGGAGTTGCTAACCCATGCAATGCTTAATGATTAACACGTGTATTTTTCCTTTTTCTACAAAATTGGCGTTTATCTCCCATGGCGAATTTACATGGCTTTTTTTGTTTGCATTTTGAACCTGGCTTTATGCCACGACAGGGCGAATCTTTGATTCGTTGTCTATATATTTTGCGTTTTGCATGTCGCGGGCTGTGTCTGTTTTGAGGACTTCGTCTTTGTCTTTGTCTTTGTCTTTGTCTTTGTCTTTGTGTGCTTGAACTAGAGGAAGCATAAGAAGATGATTTTGGTAGTTGTAAAGGAGGCAATGGAGACCTGGACCTTGACATAGACCTGGACCTTGATATAGACCTTGACATAGACTTAGACCTTGACATAGACTTAGACCTTGACCTAGACCTTGGATTTGACCTAGACTTAGACCTTGGATTTGACGTTGACCTGGATCTGGACCTTGGATTTGACCTGGATCTGGATCTGGACCTTGGATTTGACCTGGTTCTGGACCTTGAATTTGACCTTGACATAGACTTAGACCTTGACCTGGATCTGGACCTGGATCTGGACCTGGTTCTGGACCTTGAATTTGACCTTGACATAGACTTAGACCTTGACCTGGATCTGGACCTTGGATTTGACCTGGATCTGGACCTTGGATTTGACCTTGACATAGACTTAGACCTGGACCTGGAACGCAAAGTAGAAACACTCATGGACCTAGACAAAGGCATCGTCACTGACTCACTACCAGATTCAATCGGTGTCAATGGGCCAAGTGGATGACGACCGCGACGATTTGTCCGATTTCGCGGGCTATTTATTATACGATGATTTCTTGTAGGAGTAACACCAATAACCTTTCTTTTGTAGACAGGTTTTACAACTGACAACATTTCTACATCATCGTTATTCTTTGATTTTCGGCGGTTTTTCCTGGAAAACATATTTTTTACCGATTTAAAAAAACTCATATAAAAGTATTAGAAAATAAAATGAATGAACCAATTAAATTTAAACGCAATATTAAACAGAGAAGAAAATGTGACATTTATAAAACAAACACTTGCCATGTTTGAACAAAATAAGTCAAACAATAGCATTAAAAAAGGCATTTACATATATGGTGAACCAGGAACAGGAAAAACCACATTTATTATAAATATTTTAAAAGAATTGGATTATGATATTATTAAATATGATGCAGGAGATTTTCGCAATAAATCCATCATTGACACTATTTCACAACACAACATGTCAGATAAAAATATCATGAGTTTATTTCACAAAAAAATCAAAAAGATTGCAATCATCATGGACGAAATAGATGGCATGAACAATGGAGACAAAGGCGGCATCAATACCCTTATTAAATTAATACGTCCTAAAAAGACGAAAAAGCAGAAATTAGAAGAGATTACAATGAATCCAATTATTTGCATCGGCAATTATCACATTGATAAGAAAATCAAAGAATTAATGAAGGTATGTAATACCATTGAATTGAAAACACCAACTCAAGAGCAAATAAATACAATTGTCAAAGAAATTATGCCTGAATTAGACCCTTTGTTTATTCAATACATACAAGGAGACCTTAAAAAATTGCATAATATATGGAATATTTATCAGAATAAAAAGGATATATTGCAATCCGAAATCATTCAAAATGTCTTTCAATTAAAAACATACAATGATGATACAAAACAAATTGTGCAAAAAATAATCACTCAATCATTTCATATTGAAGAACATGCTACGATTATGAATGAGACCGATCGAACCATCATTGGACTATTATGGCATGAAAATATCATTGAAGTAATTGATAAAATGAAACCGAACATATCTATTCCATTTTACATTCAACAACTGGACAATATATGTTTCGCAGATTACATTGATAGAATAACATTTCAAAAACAAATATGGCAGTTTAATGAAATGAGTTCATTGATAAAAACCTTTAAAAACAATCATTTGTATCATTCTAGTTTTAAGAAAAAACGCAAATTTAATCTTGCTGATGTCAGGTTTACAAAAGTGCTCACTAAATTTTCCACAGAATACAATAATACATTGTTTATACAAAATTTATGCCAACAACTCGCGATGGACAAAAAAGACGTGTTTGCATTCTTTCTTGATTTAAAAAGTAAATACAATGAAAATGAATTGATTGTTTATTTAGAAAATTACGAAATCACTAAATTGGATATTAATCGCATTTACAGATATATTAACAAATATACAAATGATAATATAACTGATGATGTTGAAATAGATATTGATACTAGTGACGGCGAAGATTAGGCCGTGGTTGTGGCCGCTTCTTTATTTTTGAGCCATCGTTGAATTGTCTTTTCCGACAAGACGACACATTGATGCGCTTCATATTCTCGTGGATTGTTGTAAAATAAAATATGTGGTTTGGATAAGGTGTCATTCATCGGCATGATTGTTTTGAATAAACAACGCTCGCTTTTTGTGCCGACAATGTAATCCTTGTATTTTATTCCAGTCACTGCATTTCGTATATGACTTCCAACATCACCATTAAAATAGTATTCTAATGTATAGAATTGTTTTTTCCCGGCATTGTCTATATATAACCGTTTGATTTTGTTCAAATATGGGTCTTCAAAATCGTTCGTCTTAGATAATGGTTTCATTTCATCATTATCTAATAATGCAGTAGGGTGAAACCTATCATCATCATACAACATTTATATAAAGTATTTAAATATCTTTATATTATTTAATTTTTTGTGGGAATAATTCTATAATCGCTGATTTTTTTATTTATAATGGTTTTTATTTTGTTTTCTAGATATTCAATTTTCTCTCTTAAATGCCCGTTTTCCATTAATGTTTTTTGCAATTCTTCGTACATGTGTTGGGCTTGTTGTTGGGTTTGAGACAATTGATGTTGTAACACCAGTTTATCTCTTTCATGGGCCATCTCATGTAATTGTTTTATTACATCAGGTTTATTTTCAGGTTTGCCTTGGTCGTATTTTTCTAGGGCAGTATCAATGTCATTTATATAAAAATCCATTAAATATGAATCTTTGATGAAATCGTTGACACTCACTTGTGATACATTTACGAATTTATTTAGTCTATTTGGTTCTAATAATGTCTTTTTATCTAGACTATTGTGAATATGAGAGAAAACAAGGATTGTTTTGAATGAATCTAATTGTACAAAGGGAATCGTGTAATTTTTCAAAAAATGCTTTTCTTCTGCCAAGGATGCAGTTTCTTCATAACTTGTGTGTGTTAATAATTCTCTCCTAAACGCAAATGTTGCCGCAGTCGCATGATTTGGTCCATAAGGTCCAAATGCATACATTTTATTTACATGTTTAAAATAAATGTGCATCAGACTAGACCCTGCACACAATGCGCCTGGATTTTGTTGCAACGTGTCCACTGCATGTGAGATTCGTTCTGGTGGATAATAATCGTCGTCATCCATGTAAACCAGGATACTGCCTTTGGATTTTGCGTGGGCTAGATTGCGTTTTTTACCCAATGTCATTTTTTCCGAATAATAACTGTATTTTACATATGGGAGATGAGAGACCAAATCTTCTATTTTGTCTGTTCCGTCGTCAATCACAATCCACTCTATTCTTTTTTTAGGATATGTTTGGTTTTCAATGCATTTAATAATGTATGGAATAAATGGTCGACGATTGAATGTCGGGGTGCATATACTAACAAAGGGCTGCTTTTTTGACATAATATAAATATGTAACTTATTTATATTATAATTATTTGAATACTTTATTTGGTGGCTTTTTATTCTTCGGTTTTTTTTTCTTCGGTGAATGGAATTATGGTGGTTGCCTTCTTAGACAATTCATCAGTTGTGCCTGGAACCACCGCATCAGCAAAAGTAGATGCAATTCTAACGGTAGGAGTTGACAGTGCAGCAGCAGTGGCTGTGGCGGTTACATTGGCAGCAGCCTCTTTGGCATCATCAATGCCTAGTTTATTTGCTGAAATTGATTCTATTGTTGTATCAACTTTACTCTCATCAGCATCTTCATTCTTAACAGCATCTCCAGCATCTTCATTCTTAACAGCATCTCCATCCCCAGCAGCACCAACATCCTCTTCTTCAAGGTCTTTAAATTTGATATTTATATATTTTGTTGTGCAAAAATTTCCATAGGTGTCCAGGTACTCTTTACTTTCTTGCAGTTTTTGAAAGTCAGTATAAGACTCAAAAGCACCCGATGCTTCATTTGAAAGGTCGGTTTTATCAAACAATCCGACTTTAATAAAGTTAAAAAATACCAATGCAAACACAACTATCGCCGTTATACCACCAGCATTATCAAACGCATCAAATGATGAAGATATTATTATTAATGACATTATCAAGGATATTAAATACCGTTTGTATTTAAATGCATCTGTAAACATTGTTAAAAAATTACATGCAGAATCATTGTAATAAGTGGAGTTGTATCCTATAATATAAAACAACCATCTTAAAATATTATATACACTGTAACCCATTGATACAGGTAATGATAAAATACCAATGGCATAACCTTTCATGCCACTTATACACAACCACCATATCCAGCTTGTAAATTTTAGGTCGGAAGAATTTATAGAGAATATGGGAGAACCTTTGACATATGTAGGACGACTTAATTTCTGGTCAAACTTGCCATCATGGTCCGCACTAGCAACTCTAGAACTTGTAAAAGAATCGGTATAATTATATATTAGCCATGGATAATTTATAATTATTGAATACACAGTTACAAATATTGACATTATTGATATTATTAGCAAAACTATCATTGTTATTAAAGGCGCAAATAGAATAATAACACTGTCTGACATGTGTTTGTTTAACAATTTAAAATAACTATTTAAAAATGACATGTTAAACAATGCCACATCGCTTGAAATTGCCGACTGAAAAAGTGTGAATCCTATAGAAGAATTCGTTATTTTCGTGTCTGATTCTTGTCTTGCTTTAATTAACTCCGAATTTATATAACTGTATGGGTCTGACAATTTACTTTGACTGACGAATGATATCCGTTGGCATTGAATGTCATCTCCAACCTTTACCTGATTGATGATTTGGGGCTTTAAGACGGGTATATCGTATTCTAATGTACTATTTACTTCAAAATCGGGTTGAAGACAATTATATTCTTCAACAGTTTCATCACAATCAAACTCGGGCTTTAATAAAGAATTGGTTAACCCTTGAATGTAATATGTCGGTATGATGGCATCAATAATTCCCGATCCACATGCTTTACTTGCGTATAAAATGACACATCCAATTAAAATAAGTATGCAAAATTTGAGAATGGATATTCCAAGGTTTTTCCCATAATCAGCAATTTTTTTGCTATTATCTTTTTTAGAATCAATGTCAGACATATTATAATATAATAAAATCTTTTGGATATATATGCTTAAACTTTTTTTAGCAGCATTATCTATTTTCTTGTTATTTATGTTGTCAAGAAATATGTGTGAAGGGTTTGTTGATGTTTATAGTCCTCAAGAAAGTAGTCAAACAACACATACGGTTGATTTGCCCTTAACTACCAAATTTAGTTGCACAAACATGTGCATAAATGCGCGTTGTTCTAAAACCGGGCAACAATGTTTGTCGGACATTGACTGTCCCGGTTGTCAGCCTTTTGTCCCCCCATTGCCTCCTGCAAAAGACAATGTTCCTGGAAATGATGATTCCGGGAAAATGACTGGTGGCATGACTCCTTCGTATTCTGTATTAACAAATGACATTGGAACAAAAGCAACCTTGTATAGAGATGGAGAATACCAGTTTGATTCAGCACCCCAGGCGAATTTTGGGACAAATGTATGGCGTTCTTCTTTTAATCAAGAGAGAAACTTGTTTGATAAAAGATATAAACCTAGAGGTTTGCCAAATATGCCTGAATATTCAAATCGGTATTCTATTACTGGGGAATTTATGGACGAAGGTCCGCTCTCTTCCAATGATTATTTTACATAAGACACTCAATTATATATATATACTATATGGGAGAAAAAACATATCCAGATGGTGTATATTTAGGCAACCTAGTTGGAGATGAGCGGTCTGGACGAGGAGTCATGAAATATTCAAATAGAAATGTTTATGATGGATATTGGGAAAATGATGTACGGGATGGACGAGGAGTCATGAAATATGCGAATAGAGATGTTTATATGGGCTTATGGAAAAATGATGTACGGGATGGACAAGGAACCATGAAATATGGGAAAATAAATAATGAGTATAGAAAAAAATATGAAGGAATCTGGGAAAATGATAACCCGACTGGACAAGGAACAATGACATATGCGAATGGAAATGTTTATGTGGGCGAATGGGAAAACGGTGAACCTGTTGATGGAACCTTGACATATCCAAATGGTGATGTTTATAGAGGAGAATCTTGGAATGGTGAGCCGAATGGAGAAGGACAAATGACATATGCGAACAGAGATGTTTATGAGGGACCATGGGAAGAGGGGTCACGGAGTGGGGTACGGAGTGGTGAAGAAGGAACAATGAGATATGCGAATGGTAATGTTTATGTGGGGGAATGGGAAGATGATGAACCTGTTACTGGAACAATGACCTATGCGAATAGAGATGTTTATGTGGGGGATTGGGAAGCCGGTGAGCGGCACGGACAAGGAATGCTGACAAATGAAAATGGAGATATTCTTCATAATGGGTTTTGGGCTAATGATGAACCTGTTACTGACCAACAACAGGTTCAAATCCAAGGAATCGCGTATGAAATACATAATGCATCAGACAAAATTAATATGAATAAATATTATGAGTTATTACAAATTGATTCTTCTCCTCAACATTATGAATCGATAGACTTGATAGCATACATAAAAGGTCAATTTGCACCTTTTCTAGGAGAGAAAGCAGACACGCTTGATGCTGTATTAAATAAAGCAGCCGGACTCATCGAGAGAAGTAAATTATTAATTGGACGAACTATTGACTATGTAATGAAACAATCTGACGCATTTAAAGAATTATATATTTCTACATTTATTTTGGATTGTTCAGAAGCATACGATGGACCAGGTGATGGCATGAGTTGTGCAAAAGGAATTGTTGAACGAATTAAACTGAGTCTTATACCCCCTTTAATTTCTGCTACAAGTTCTGAATGCGAAGAAGCATCCGAAGTCTGTATTAACCACAAGAAATTGTTAAAGTTATTGACACAAGAAATAAATATGCCAGAAATAATTCAGGAATGGTCTAACAAAGCCGACATACAAGATATGTCTGAAGAAGAGAGAAAAAAAGATTTTATTGCCTTTATAACATCAAAATATGTTGAATTAGGCATACTGCCACCAACTGAAAAAATACAAGCGAAAGCAGATGAGCATAATTATGTTTTTAAGGATTTAGCATGGGGATCCAAAAGACGCAGCCACAGAAGGACCAAAAGACGCAGCCACAGAAGGACCAAAAGACGTGGACACAGAAGGACCAAAAGACGTTCAACTAAAAGACGCAGCCGACGTGGAACTAAAAGACGTGGACCCAAAAAACGTGGACACAGAAGGACCAAAAGGTAACATAATCCGGATATAATTAAATAATATTATGAATTGTAGTATAATATTATTTAAGTCGCACACATTAATTCTCTCTTCAAATGCGTATGGCGCATATATGTTTAAGTTCGATACATTTTTGACATCTAGAAGAATCATGTGGTCTTTGTTTTAAATCATCTTTTTTAGATGATTCTAATTCTCGTTGATAAAATGGATAAATCCTAGAATCACATTTTTTACATTGTTGCCATGCATTGCTCCAAGAATGACCACTTGACCATTCTTTTCTACATTTTTTACATAAATATTTTCCAAATAATCTATGTGATGATGATACTTGCATTGGAGTTAAATATTTTAAACTAATTGTATTTTTTAAAACTTTAAATCTATCATTATTTGCAATAAAGAATAAATTTTCTGGTTGTATATAGGGTAAATCTTTAATATTAACGATGCATTCTAACGGATCAATGGAATTAAAATTTCTAGAATTTCTTATAACTCTGTCTAATTTATCAGACAATTCTATTTGTTTTCGTTGTTCTTCTTCTTTTTGTTCTTGTATTTGTTTTTCTTGTATTTGTTTTCTTTGTTCTTGTATTTGTTTTTCTTGTATTTGTTTTCTTTGTTCTGGTGGCAAATTGTTTCTTCTTCTTTGTTCTTTTAATTCTTGTATTATTCGTTCAGGTAATCCTGCTTCTTCTTCTTCTTCTTCTTGCAATACTTTTCGGTAATCTATTGTTTTTTCTGGCATGTGTTTTATGCACGAATGAAACATCGCAAACATTAATATTATATGCATTTCATTATTATATTTAAACCCTTGAAGAATGAAACTAAACCCACAATTATGTCGCATACATTAATCCACAGTTGCCGCCAACAAAGGTAACTACATTGATTCTCTCTTCAAATAAAACCATATTGAAATTATAATCATAAATTCGCCATGTAGGTTTATTAATGCCAATAATATTTCCAGTTTCCGGATTACAACGATTCGTGTTTAATGCTCCGCTGGGTTGCAAGTCAAATGGATCGGTGGATAAACAAAAATTATAACAATAGAGTCCGTCGGGCGCATTTGACCCCGTTCTCACATATTTTTCAATGTAATTAAAAACGCCGACGGGTTGCAAGTTCTCTCTATATTGACCATCTAAAAGTATGCCTAATGAAATCAATATTTCTTTTATATTGTCAATTGTATAAACAGGTGTTATCATTATCCCAGTTGGCGAACCGCCAATGTTTTGTCCAGGGCCTATATATGTTGTTGAATTCGTGTCATAACATTGAAGTGGAAAAGTCCCATTACTTGGTGCAATTACAAGGCCATATGGAACAGATTTATACGGATAATTGGTATAATTAGACCATTGATTCCGCAAATTTGCATCACTTCGTTGGAAATAAAACATCCAATTTGCAACCAATCCCAACGAATCTAATTGTATTTTATTTGGGCCAGTAACATTGTAGAAAATAGTCTGACGCACTTGTTTAAATATATATTTTTGTTCATTTAATGCAAACAATCGTGCTTCATCGTTAGAGAGAAACCCATATGTGCAATTCAAATTAATATCGGAATTCCATAAAGTTCGTGTGTCCACATATGAATTTATTCCAATGCATACATCCGGAGGAGGTTGGAGAAACCAATAAAATTGCATATAATATAAATTGAAATTCGGGGCAACCCGTGGATAGTTATTCTCTGGTTGCATTACGTCTCGAATTGTGAATAACTCATAAATAGGTCGCATTGTAATTGTTATATGCAATTCATTGTATTGCAATGCGACTAATGGAAATGCCATTTGTGATTTTAAATTAAACCATGCATTTAATGGAATGTAAAGAGTCCTTCCAGGTATAGACGGTTCAGGGCCGGGCACTGATGGGCTATAATATGCATTTGGATAGGTATTTACACGTCCATATGCATTTGCAGGGTCGGTCAATTGAACCACATTGCCAATCATTCTATCGAACAATTCTTTTTTAGGACCAGAAAAATCACGCTGAACCAATGACAATAAATACGCGCCAGAGAATTCCTGCAATGTTTGATTGCCGCATGTAATTGACACATTTTTAATCATTTGTGCGCCGATATTTTCTATCCATTGAAATTCATATGGCACCCAATCCGGGTTTTCATTCATGGTTTCTTGTTGAGGCGGGAAGATTGGACTCCAAATGGAGGGTAAATCAATAGAAATATAACAGTCCATTAATAAATCTGCATATCTAGGTATTTTAAAGATAAATGTGGATTCTTCATTCAATCTCAAAGTTCTAGACCCATCAAAATCTATGCGAAATTTTTGCAATCCAAAATTGGTATATTTGGCATAAGTCGTTTTGAAAAATGTTTTACTAGGATTTCCATTTAATATAATATTTTGCTGACCTTGACTCACTAAATTTAAAAGACCACCAGCCATTAATATATAAGTATTTTTATTTTTTAAATACTTCTTATATATAATAATATGGAGAAAAATCCACAAGCAATTATTATTGTTATTAGTCTGGTTGTTCTGGTTTCCGCAATATTTTATTATTTCTATATTACTGGATTAAGAAGCCGAGAATGCACTTTTATGACCAATATTTACGGGACATTAAACACCCGAATTAAACCTATTACTCCATCCTCCAAACAATGCAAATTCAATTTGCAAGACTATTACATTAAAACAGCATATAATTGTTGCAGTGGAGGGAGTTATAAAAATGATTATGTCGACACTTGCAATTTAATTAATGTGCTAAAACAAGGTTGTAGAGGATTGGATTTTGAAATATATTCTATTGATAATCAGCCGGTTGTGTCCACCTCTGTTTTAGACAATAATTATGTAAAAGAAACATACAATTATTTGGAGTTTTCAGAAGTGATGAATATTTTGACGAATTATGCCTTTTCAGCCAGCACTTCTCCGAATTATACAGACCCGTTAATTATTCATTTGAGAATAAAAAGCAACAACTCGCAAATGATTTCGAATTTCGCAGACTTGTTTAAACAATATTCTGGATTTATGCTTGGAGAAAAATACAGTTATGAGAATCATGGGAAAAACCTGGGTAATGTTCCACTTCTTGCCTTTGCGAGTAATTCTGCGTCATCTAAAAATAACATCATTCTTATTGTTGACAGAGACAATACTGTATTTTTAGACAATCGACATTTTATGGAATATGTAAATTTGACGAGTAATTCTATTTTTATGAGAGCATTGCGTTACTATGATATTAAATATGCGCCGGATTTTGCGGAATTGCAAGAATTTAACAGACAAAACATGACAATTGGAATGCCGGACAATGAAGTCAATCCTGTGAATCCAAATGCGATAATTGTGAGAGAAAGTGGTTCACAAATGATTGCAATGAGATATCAATATGTGGACAATAATTTGGAGGAAAATATTGGATTTTTTGATAAAGTCGGATTTGCTTTTGCATTAAAACCAGAGAGATTGAGATATATTCCCGTGAATTTGCAAGACCCTGCACCACAACGACCGGAATTGTCCTATGAATCGCGAAATGTGGCAAGCGACTATTTTAGTTTTAGCATTTAGTCGTCTTAAAAAAGATATAAACATATAGTATGAAAGGCAAGGTGTGCGATAAATCCATGAGTTTCAGTGATTGTGAATTGGCCATTTTGCGTATGCAAGTGGACGAAGCAGAAGAGAAAATAGCCAAACGAATGATTAAAACAGATGAAACACAGGAAATGATTGCTATTGTGGAAAATTTCATTAAAAAAAAGACGCTGGTTTGTTATGGCGGCATTTCTATTAATGCATTGTTGCCAGAACAGGATAAAATATACAATGAAGACATTGATTTGCCAGATTATGACTTTTTCTCTCCAAATGCATTGAATGATGCGAAAGAATTGGCGGATTTATATTTTGAAAAAGGTTATACAGAAGTGGAAGCAAAGGCTGGACAACATCACGGCACATTCAAAGTCTTTGTCAATTTTCAAGGAGTCGCAGATATTACAATGATGCCTTATAAATTGTATAATATTATCAAGAAAAAATCCATCCGTGTCAATGGCATTTTATATACAGACCCTAATTATTTGAGAATGTCCATGTATTTAGAACTCTCTAGACCTGCCGGAGATACGAGTCGTTGGGAAAAAGTCCTCAAACGATTGATTTTGATAAACAAACATTATCCTTTGACCGAATTACAGTGTGGTAAAATTGATTTTCAACGAAAAATGGAGGATGAAACCGACAATAAAGCAGACGAAATATACGAGACTGTGAAAAATACATTTGTAAATCAAGGTGTTGTCTTTTTCGGAGGATTTGCTATTTCACAGTATTCTCAATATATGCCTTTGAATTTGAAAAAGAAGTTTGAAAAGATTGCGGATTTTGATGTTCTCTCAAATGACCCTTTAATCACTGCTGAAATAACGATTGAACGATTGAAAGATATAGGCATACATAATGCAAAAATAGTAAAAAGATCCGAGATTGGAGAAATCATTCCTTTGCATTATGAAATAAAAGTAGGCAAGGACACGGTTGCTTTTATTTACGAGCCTATAGGATGTCATAGTTACAATGTATTGATTCAACAATCTCAGAAAATAAAGATTGCAACCATTGATACCATGTTAAGTTTTTATTTGGCGTTTTTATATGCCGGAGAACCATATTATGACACTGACCGCATTTTATGCATGTCTAAATTCTTGTTTGATGTTCAACAAAAAAACCGGTTAAGTCAAAAAGGGTTGCTGAAACGATTTAGTATTACTTGTTATGGTCATCAAGAAAGCGTGGAAGAGATGAAATCAATCAAGGCGAAAAAGATTCTAGAATTAAAAAGTAAAAAAGGGACACGTGAATATGATGAATGGTTTTTAAAATACAATCCTGGAGAGAAATATGGCGCGGAGAATCCCACCGTAGAGAAATATGGCGCAAAAGTTAACGTCGCAAAGAATCTGTCAAAAGAAACCACTTTACAAACAAAAAAGAAAAGGGGTAAAGAAAAGAGAAAATCCACAAACAAATATCGTCATCACAAAAAACATAAAACAGTAAAAAAATATTGGGAAATATATTAATGACACCGACCCCGACACCAATACCACTGCACTTATTCAATATATAATAAATTTATTGCTTTATGAAATTGAAGGTAGAAAGCAGCCGTCATACAACCCATGATATAACAAATTATCAATAATAATATGAAATTTACAACTCCTACTACATTTTGCTGAAATTTGTAAACATCTGGATCAATATACTTGTTTAATTTACTGTTTTTTATATATACTAGTTTTTTACATATAAGACATTTATTATGCGCTATTTTATGCCATTCGTATAAGCATTTGGAATGCACGACGCAGTTGCAATCGCATGGTTTCGTATAATTTAAAATCATGGTCATTTTATAACAATTCCCTCCTTCCAAACAAATTACGCATATTTTCTCAGATTCGGAAGTAGTCATGTTATTTCTGGAAACAATACAAGAGAGAAAAAGCAATTCATTTTTATTTATATAAAGAATTGCGGCGAATAAAGAAACAAGGATAAATAATTACAATAATGCATGCAATATTTCTTGCACAATTCGATTCGGGTAATATTTTTGAAATATCTTGATCATGTAGACCAAATATCTAATACAAATTAAAATGCATACCTTTATCAAATAGATTGAATGATGCATGATATTCCAATTATTTATATAAGAACATATTTCACTAGATGAATTTGTAATATAAAACATATGAATGTCTAATATTCCATATAAGATTTGTCTATACTTGGTTCTTTCATTTTTGACATTAAGCATTTCTGGTATTTTTTGAAAAGTAATAAGATTTAAATATAATATTTTCCTATTTTTTTTACTATGAAATAAATAAGGAAGAATTCCATTCAAGTATTTATTTTTATACAATAATTTGCCGTTTATAATATATGGAACAAAGGAGGAACGAACGATGCAATCACATAAATGTTTTTTATCTTTAAATTTATTTACAACAACATGTTTCATGTTATTCATGTTATTGTATGTAATGTATAATCTTTTATATAACAAAGATACATCCATCTCATCTGGTAAACATTTTTCAAGTGAAAATAAAAGGTCTAAATTCTTGTGTTTTATAAAATGTGCACGAATTTCTTGATAATTATTGTTGGATTCAGTATCTGTTAAATACATTAATCCTAATAAAGAAGTAATGCTGCAACTAGAAATTCTACAAACAGTGATATATTTTAATTTTTCCATTCTCTTTAAAAAAGAGAGACATCCTATTATATAACCTCCATTTAAAGCCCCTCCATCCATTACCAAGTCTATTTCTATCGGTATTTTCGGAGGTGGATGTAAATCCGCAGTGATTTTGTCAATATATTGTTCAATAAACATAATAAAATACATGATTAAAAAAATAAAGAATCGGTTATTGTTGGGTTTGTCCTCTCCGTCTCAGTGTCATGTAACAATTTAGAGAGAAATCTTATGGTTAAAAACGATTGAGTGCCTTGATTGATTTGTTGACACTATAAAAAGAAATCCCAAATAAAAGACTGGTTACTATAAAGCCATGAATATTCATATTTCCATCTTTTGAAAATAAAATCGGCAAGTATGCACACAATTGTTTTTTTACAATCGGCAATTGAAATAAAAAATATAAAATGGATAAAAAGAGCGGCATTTGGATTTCATTGTATAATTCATCTAATTTGTCAGATGGCTGGATGTATTGTTGGTGCGTGTAAGAATCTTCAATATAATCTGATTGATTTGGAATCGTGGGTGGAATGTAATTTGCCTGTATTTGCGCGTCATTTGTGAGACCCTCTGTGTTTTGTGAAATATCGCGTGATTGCAATTGCGTTGCTCCAGACGCACTGGCTTGTTGAAGACCATTTACAATTTGATTTATGGTGCTTTGGTCTAAACTAATTTGACTATCTTGTTGTTGTGGTGTTGCGCTTAGATTTATATTTCCATTTCCAGACGCAGGATTGGTTGGTAAATCAAAAATATTCGTGCTCATAAATATTATAAAGATTGATTGATTATAATATTTACGCATTTTGTATTATTCTATTCAAATTCAACGATTTTTTTACTTTTGTCACATTTTGTCACATTTGATACATATTTATAACATTTGTTGTCGTATTTATGGACTTTATTATTAATTTCTTCCATGGGTGCTGCATAAAATACGATACAGTTTTTCCCTTTACATACACTTCTAAACAAAGATGCCACTCCTAAACCTAAAAGTATGGATAGAATAATTCTTCCAGTTCGGGTATGAATGTATTTCTCCATTTTCATTTGATTCATATAATACAAAGATACTATTGTTTCTTCTTGATTCTTTTCATTCCAAGAGAGAGAGAGAGAGAGAGAGAGAGAGAGAGAGCGAGGTTCAATTCCATGCTACATTAGAATTGAATTGGAATGTTTGCAAGCATGCTTTCATCGGCAGGACAATCCACCTCTGTTTTTGTAAAAGAATAACAATTATCTCCCCTGTCTTTAAATAGAATCTTGTCTATATTTTCAGGAGTTGGATAGACAAAGACTGTTTTTACCTCGGGCCCTAAAATATAAATGAAAAAGAGACCAACCACTAAACTTAACAAAAATACAGGAATTGAAATGAATTTTGTCAACATTTATTTATACTATTTACATGGACAATAAAATAATCCTTTTTCTCTCTAACATCACAATTGATAATAATAACAAGTCCAGAATATCCGTGTTTTATCTACTGGTTTGTTAATATTCTTGTTCTATTTCTCTTTCTTGTTGTGCCATTTCTAGGTCTTCATCTACATCTGATTCTGACGTGCCAAAATCAATAGATTCATTGTTTTTTACACGCAACTCGATGCGTTGTTTTTCATTCAATTCTTTTTTAGGTCTCTTTTTCGGTGGAGTTTTCGGGGCTTTTTTCGGCTTTGATTGTGGCGTCTTCTTCTTCTTCTTCTTTGTTGCATTGTCTGAGGATTCACTGTCTTTATCAAATGCAACTGCATCATCAGGCAAATCGGTAGTATAACTAACAATAGCAGGCGTTCCATTCACTTGTTCAAACTGATGAAATGAATTGGGTCGTTGAATCAAGGTATATATATCTGCTTTTTCATTATACTCTACAATATTCATGTGATATTTCAAATCCATTAATGTAGCCAATTCGGGTTTTAAATCTGACAAATAAATGTCCACCGCATTATCTGGATTGTTTGAATTGACTTCTGTTTTAATATTCTCAATCAATTGATACACTCTGGCCTGCGATTCATAAATCCGTTCTTTTTTCGGTTTTACATTTAAATAGAAATAATAATACAATTCTAGCATTTCTGTAAATTCAGAGACTTCCACCTTCATTTTTTCAAAATGGGAAATGGCCTCGCCTTTTGTAGTATAACCAAACAATGTATTGTTTTTCTCTTTGATAATGTTGTTTTTTAATTTAGAAAGTAACTCTTCATGTTCTGTGATTAATTCAGGAAGCATTTCAGAATATCCCACATTAATATGAATATTTAACCCACAAGGCTGAAGAACGTCTCCGCATTTCGCAATTAAACTTCTAGAGTTGGAGTCCGCATTGAATTTTGTCTGAAAAATAGAGCCTACAGGTCGTCGGCAATTCACGCATTTTATTTTTTGTTTGCGAAATTCTTCGCGTTTTTCTCTTACTGATTTTGATTCATTCTCGCCAATCTTTTTCTTGATGTTTTTTATGCCTGTTTCATATTTCGTTTTTAATACATAATAGTTGTTTATCGCGCGATTTATTTCTTTGTTTTCTTCTTCCAGTTCACTCATTATAATAAAATGGTATTATAA